AGTCTCTTGGGGTCCAACCTCCACAACAATGCCGTGGTGCGCGTGGTCATCCCTTCTTTTAACTAAGTTACCGACTTTCACTAATCACCTCCAAGATCCCCGGATTTGTTCTCTCAACAAGTTCGCCAGATGACCACAATACCACGAAGGCATCTGCAAGCAGCGGATTCCATGGGCTTTCAGCAACGATCACACCTACGGAACCGATAGAATTATCAGCCTCAAACTTTACCAAATCACCAATCTTCATACATATAATATAGCACCCAAACGGGCGATCGTCAACCTCTAAGTTGTCAAGTGATTGTTAGGTGCGTTAAACTTTTGTCGTCCTTCCGCTTGGGCTAATAACTTTTAGGCTTATGCGTGGCCACCATCCGGCAGGGTTGTTTTCGGATGACCACAGGATTTTACATTCGATTCCTTTAGTCTCCGTCACCAACCCAGCGCAAGAAATGTCGCGCTCCACATCGTAGAGTGCAACAACAAGATCGCCGATGCTTGGTGCGCCGCTATCCTTCATCAATAGGTACCAAGTCTGTGATCGGGAACGCTATCTTGTCGCCGTTAATCAACACAACCGCGTGAGGTTCGGGGTCGATCTTCTCCCAATCGATCTTATTGCCAAACACATCTGTACGCCAGCACTTCTTTTCTATCAGATCAACAATAAGTCCAGCGCGGAATGATGCTCCGACCGAGGACGAAAGTTTAACTAAGTCACCTACTTTCATTTATCACCACCAGTCTTTGAATGTCAACCCACCAAGTTTCGCCATCGTTAAACAGCACTTGTGCTGACTCCGTGTTGTGTCCCGTCTTGGACATTTTAACCACCAAACCAAGTTCTTCTCGATAACGATCCATATCATCATTTAGGACATTCATCCACTTTACCAAATCACCGACTTTCATACCTATAATATAACACCCATTTGCTCTCGCGTCAAGTCAAGAGCCTGTCAAGTAGGTCACACTCTTTCACTTATTGTTTCCAGTGCAGAAGTTTGTTCGATCACTAACGGATCTTCATCGAAGTTATCAAACCACATAACCTTAGCTTGTCTGCCTCCAATATACATTTCTACAACAATCCCATAGCCGAGCCAAAAAGACGAGTCATGTTTAATCTTTACCAGATCGCCGGCTTTCATCTTGTGGCTCCTTCTGACATACGATAACGGCATCCTGTTCATCGTGCAGCTTTACCACATAGAAAATTTTACCTTCGTAAATCTCGCACGGGAAAGCGGTTACCGGCATCACTGCGATGGCGGGCCCACCGTTAGATGCCGGTGTAGTATTTAGCTCCACCGTTGCGAAATGAGTATCGTAAGTATCAACCATCCCCACTAAAATAAATGTAGTTAATATCGTCATTTATATACCTCCAAATAACTTATCCATTCTTCTGAAAGTTGGCCATCGTGCCAGCGTATTTCAAACCGGCGCGTGGTAGTGCCCTTCGCCTTCACCTCTCTCAAGATAACTCCCGGCAGAACCTTAAACGCATCCGTGTACCTCTCCCACTTAAATGTGGCAGAAGGACTTGGAATATATTTAACCAGAGTTCCTATCTTCATTTTATAAAACCAAGACAGCAAGAAAGTATTTCGGAGAGCATCGACTTAATTTCAGATGCCATATAGATAATGTGTTCGGGGTGATTGGCGACCCAACAAGCAATAAAACAAAAAGTAGCGATATTTAATAGAGCTTTCATCACACATCACCATCAAGCACTTTCTGAATTTTAATCTTCAGATCATTTGCCGTGAGGATAGAGGCATCACTTATATTGTCTAATACTTTCTGCACTTTCTTTAGTTTCCTTTCGATTCTAATTAGTGGGTTGACCACCGCAATACCAGTTTTTGAATATCCGGGATCTTGATCGTGATATGACATTTTGTTTCCTTTTAATAGATATTCGGTACGGGAGGCAGGATTTGAACCTGCGACCAATCGCATATAAGGCGACTGCTCTTACCACTGAGCTACACCCGTGAAAGTGGCACACTCGGTTGGATTCGAACCAACGGCCCTCGGCTTAGAAGGCCGATGCTCTATCCAACTGAGCTACGAGTGCATATTACTCTTATATTATAACGCGACTTTGACCTCAAGTCAAGCAACATTTGTAAAAGAAATGTCAGATGCAAAATATACAAGATGATTCCCAGGCATGATCATAACTGGTGTCTGGCCCGGTTGTGCATACTCTTTTTCAAACTCAGCCCATGCATGGTTTTTATCATGACGCCTTGATACAAATGTAAATGCGCCCATATTTCCCGTGGTTTGTTCTTCATAAATAACTGTGTAGGTCATTCTTCTTCTCCTTTGTTAATGTTTTTGCCATCTCTGTCGCGGCCCTCAAGTTGCCATTGAAGTTTTTTAAGCTCCGATAGTCTTAGGCTGGATTTCCACACCTTTGCGGCATATTCGTAGCAATCGTGGCTTGTGCTATAGTTGTGATCCAGTCCATTAGTTTTAACTCGATTTAAGGTTTCTTGTGCCACTTTTATGAGATTTGTCAGATTACACTCCATGTCCTGCAAAGCAGCCAACTGACTTTGCCATACATCCTCTGCTTTAATTGTTCTCATGTGATCTCTCTTGTAATGGTAGGCTCTCTCGGGCTTGAACCGAGGACCACCCCGTTATGAGCGGGACGCTCTGACCAACTGAGCTAAGAGCCTGTGAAATGGTGGGTGATGTGGGGCACGATCCCACGACCTGCGGATTAAAAGTCCGATGCTCTACCAACTGAGCTAATCACCCTTCTTTTTGTCTTTCTTCTTTTTCTTTGTCGGCTGCGCCGGCTCAGAACTGTATGACTTATATTGAAATAAGGCAAATTCATAACCGGTTTCCACCCTCTGATCAACTTTGTTCCTGAGTCCTTTGAGCAGCAACGGATTAGCCGCGGCCCAGTTCAGTCCAAAATATGCCACGATTGGCGCCATAATTAATTTTACTATTGTTTTCATATTTCCCTCCTACAAGAAATGGTAGCTGATGCGGGAGTCGAACCCGCAAGCCCGACCGGGCGGGAGATTTTAAGTCTCCTGTGTATACCGTTCCACCAATCAGCTATACTATTAGTATACCTCGTTGGAGGGTGCCTGTCAACCGAAAAGTGAAGGGGGGTCAGATTATTTTCATCATCTCTGATTCAACAAAAAACCTCTTTATTTGGTCGAGACATAAAACTGTGTAAAGATAATCATCAAAAAAATATCCATCATACTCACACCCAATAACGACTCCGATATGAAAGTATGGGCCTTCTATATTTTCTTCAAACCAATAGAATTCTTCCATAAAGGTATAATAACCCTGTACTAAATCGCCATGTTTAAATTTTGGAGGAATTGCCGGCATGTCTTATATAGACTTGCTGCTTCACTTTCTATGTTCTTGCCGGGTGCCGTGGCTCACAATAACCGCACTACTTTCCGCACCCAATGGAAATGCATGCTTTTTGATGACACAATATGTTAGCGCCTATTTTCCCCTACGTGCTTTCTTGAGGTATCTTTCCTCAACAACGAGAGGGGTTGTGCCTCCCACTGGGAGCAATTTGTACCTTTTGGCCCCTTTTGCGGCGCTACGAATTCCATCCTTAATTTCTAATACGAAGCCGCCGCGATTTTCAAAACCCTGCACAATCTTATTTTGGCTTGACCACACTAGATCCCCTTCCAGTTCAACACACTTATAGCTGTCGAAAGAGGCTCGCACCACTAAATAATCACCCACGTTATACTTGGGAGTGGCTCGGTGCTGCTCCAATACTTTCTGAGAATATCTATTCGCATGCATCTTGAGAAATTTATTGCGATCAGGTACTTTATTCGATATAATATCCGAGGACATGGCGCGGTAGTATGGCTGTCTTTGGTGATATTTTGCCAACGCTGTTGCGTCGTCTCTATACTTTTTTTCATATTCTGTTGCCCAGTTGTTGTGAGTCAGTTGGGAACTTTCGTCGGTGCGCTGCAATACTTCAGAAAGCATTTTGCGTTGCTTGTTTGACAGGGCCTTCTTTTTCAAAATCTGAGCCAAGATAGATTCTAGAAACCCGCGATCCCAGCCGGCGCAGACCGTACGCGATAAGGCTAGCTCAATATCATTTTGAAATTTATTCATTTTATTCCCCGTGCTTCTCTTATAATATAGCTCGTAGAACAAAATAAGTCAAGTCTTATATGTCAGAGAGGTGTCAATAGTCATCGACGTCAGAAGATAGCAGAATCGTATCAATATATCCAGGAGGGCATTTAACTATTTGGCACCGCCAGCCGGCCCACTTTGGAATAATCTCGTTTAGAGGGAAATCTGGGCATTGTTCCCGCACAGAAACAGAAGGTACCGGTACCTCTACAAATACCTCTATAACAGATCCGCCATCATCAGAGTTTGTTTTCACTTCGTATCTACCATCAAAATAATTTGATATTTCGAGTGTGAGCGAGTTAATCGCCTCTTGTTTGGAGAGTTTTTCTCCGTTAAAAAATATATTAGCCACTTATTTTGCTCCGCTTAAAGTTATTATGCCATCTTGTGCGGTATTCAGAATAACTAACGCAATTCTTTTACAATTAAAACAATGTGCTATGAGTGATTGAGGCTCTGCGTGTGATACTTCTATCACAATACCCCGAGAATAAACCGGCGCTATTCCTCGCACAACGTCTCCCGACGCTTCAAAAATATCGTGATGAGAAACCCACTTTATCAGATCGCCTACTCGATGTGCCATGTAGTAAGTATGACGGCCGGCCAACATATGCAATGATTATTCTCGGAGACTCGTTTTTAGTATGGTTATTTTACTATTATCAGAAAAATAATCTACTTTTACATCTATCTCACCCTTAAAAATATTACGTAAAAGGGTCGCATTCGGCGTTTTTCTCTCTGAGTTGTGAAAGACTACCACGGGTGAGTAACCGGAGTTGCAAAGTTTAAGGGCATCCCTGTGGGCGGCCTTGATCGAAGAATAAACTCCATATAACGCCTGAGTCTTGTCAAAAACACAGTATATGTTCAATTTTGTCATATTAGTTTTCTTGCTCGGAATCGGAAAGAGAATATATAGATATTTTATAGGCGCCTTCGAGGTAGCACAACTCTGTCTCAAGCGCCTCAATGCTTGCTGGGTTTTTCTCTTCTTTCGCTTTCTCAAGTTTAAACTGGAGCTTTTCATGCTCTTTCATGGTTTCCGAATACAGATAAGAAAAATACAAATTATATCCTATTTCTTCAATTCTTGCCGATGCCGACAAAAATGGCCCACAACTAAATTCAAATGGTTTCATTTATCTTTCCTTCCACATTAGCCGCCACACCCCTTGCAGCCGGCATATTGGCGCGCTTGGAGCTGATTTTTGTTAACTTCTATTTTTTTAAATTTATCAATACTATCTGTAAAGTATCGGCCGTTTCCCAGTGCCTTTATGAGATTTTCTTCCTTGACAAACGCACCACACAAAACAATTGCACTCGTTGGCTCGTGATAGACATACTCACCGGGGAAAACAGTAATATCTTCAACAATATCAATAAATTTCATTTATTCCTCACTTATTGTCATCATATCATCATACGCTCTAGTTTTTAAGTCATTTAACATCCCTAGGGTACCATTTCTTCGAAGAATTTTAAACGCAATATTTTCTATGGAGAATTCTTGCCTCTCGCTCTCCAAGCCTGCTCGCCTCATATTCTTAATTTTCTTTTTAAGCCTCTCAATATTTTTAGTGGCTTGTTCATATTTCTTTGCTGTCAGCATGTTCGACACGATGTTAGCTTGAAATTCTATATCTTCTGCTTTTCTTTTAGCAGAGCCAAAATCAATTGATTGTCTGTATTTACGAGGTTTAACGATCCATTTGTTATTTTTAATAGAGTAAACACCCGAAGATTTATGTGACTCCCGACTATCTTCAACATATATTTCAACATCATATCCTTTAACTCTAATCTGGTGCTTATTGTTCCACCTCATTCTGGCGTTATCAAAAAATGATTTTACCAGTACGGTATTTTCGTCAACTCCCAAGAAGTCGACAATGATATGTAAATCTACATCAGAATAATTTGACCAGTTGTAGTTTGCCAAAGAGCCGGTCAACGTAATATCTTTTATCTTTACCGGTACTGGGAGTTCAGCTATAAAATCTTGTGCTACTTTGAGCAGTATGTCACGGATATCTTGATTGATATGCAGGTCGCTCCATATGTCAGGCTGCAGCATTTCGTGGGTATCAAACGATTCCGGCTCAACTTCTTCTCCCATGGCACCGAATCCCGGTGGGGCAGACTTCGAACGCGAGTTCGGGGGCGCCTGATTAAAAGGCGCGCCGCCTTTTTTCTGAGGGCCTGTTCGTGTGTACTTGTTTCTATCTTTAACGTACCCTTTTCTTACTTTCTTTTGGTATGCCTCAACCTCATGGATCGAGTCTACAAAGTCTTTCCAACTCATCCCATTCATAATATTATATAATCCTCATCTTATTACCACCCACCTGCGATGGCCGCTCTCTTCCAATTGTCGGTGGCTATACATATATAAATATAATTTGCATCCCATCGAATCTCACCTGCAACACCGGGAGCGCCGGCACTAGCAGGGGTACTAGAATTTCGGAGGCGCATCGCACTTCCAGATATATCGAGCGTGACTCCGATGGCCGGATCTGATACCCCTATTCCAACCTGATTAGAACCTGTGACAAACAGCATGTGTGCGTTGGTGGATGATTCAACCCTAAAGTTAATCATTGATTCTGGCGATTCGTTGACAACGACTTCTGGTACAGCGCCATTTAAGCGCAAGCCTTCTCTGATAGTTCCATTGTCATTGGCCTTAAAGACGATATGTTTATTGATCACATTGTTTTGAATCAAAATGTTATCTGTTGCGTTATAACCTATCTGTCCTAAGACGGTCGAGCCATTACTTCCACTAAAGTATATTGTAGGCTCCACATTTTGCATGATAAGGTTGCCCGAGATGAATGCCTCTCCACTACCGCTTACATAAAATGTTGGATCCCGGGCATCACCTTTGATGCTAAATAATTTATCTAAATCTGACCCACTTACATTTAACTTAGCATCCAGATGTAAGCCACCAACTGCGACCTTACCCGACCCGGTGATTCCCATTATAAGTGGGTATCCATCGGTTTGAAAGATTGCCAAGGTTGAATTATCTGAGCCGCTGACACTGAGTTTCGCGTTTGAGTCAATTCCGGTACCGACATCGATGGTGCCTGCCACATTTAAATCCGCTTCCATTTTTGTATCTACCGAAGAAGTCAGTGCATTGGTACCGCCATCTAATCTTAGATAAGTGGTGGCCGCGGTGCCACCCGTTGTTACTTCGAATAGCATATAGCCGGCTTCGCTAGTGTTGGTGGGGGATCCTATTTTGGTACTTATCTTGCTGTATTGTGTCGCGGCGGATGTAGAATCTTTAGATTTAAACACCACGCCTCCACAAAAATCATCCGCTTGGCCGGCATTTCCAGCTCTGCTGTTTATTAGCTCCAGCACAGCGCCCGTGGCATTATCGCTGGGGTGTGTAAATTGGGCTACGGGGTTGTTGGCGACGGTTGCTGCTAAGGTACCGGTCGCCGTAACGGCGCCGGAAACACTAAGAGTGCTCCCAAGTGTGGTGGCGCCCACCGCTTGAAGTGTGCTGGAAGCGGAAACATCACCAGTAATGGCCAACTGTGTTCCATCAAATGTAAGATTTGCTTCACCTGTCGCTGTTGTGCCACCATCAGACGTTATTACTCTATTCGAGCCAGCGCTATTCAGCGTGGTGATTGCCGCCGGCGTCAAGCCTGTCAAGTTGGCGCCATCACCATAGAAGGCTGCGCCAGAGATGTTGAGAGAGCTTGACACATGAGTGCTGTCGATCACTGTGGCAGCAGTACGCAGCGAAGATCCAGTCACGCCCTGTGATGCAGTCACATTACCAACGACGCTCAAATCGAGTCCATCAAACGTAAGGTTGGCCTCACCTTGCACGCTGGTTGAGTTAACGGATGTGATAACTCTATTGTCAGTTGCGTTGCTGTATGTGGTAATCACAACTGGCGTTAAACCTGTCAGTCCGGCGCCGTCACCATAAAACGCTGCGCCAGAGATGTTGAGAGAACTAGAAACATGAGTCGTGTTGATCACAGAGGCAGCAGTTTCAAGCGCGGTAGCTATTACCTCACCTGACACCCTCATAGGTACCGAGGCGGTCAATGCCCCAAAAGTACTCGCGCCGTCATAGCTGTTTATTCTCAGAACGTCGCCCTCTACGCCCTCATCATTATCTTGCATTCTGATTCTGAATACGCCGGGTTCGCCCTTAACTTCGCTTCCGGCGGTAATCGTAAGGTAAGGGCGGCTCTGCACTTCGGTGGCGCTTATTTTGCCAAGCTCAGTCGTCGCCGCAAATGTTAGTTGTGCCTGATTTCCTGAGTGGGCATCGATGCAGACGGCTGCGCTCTTTCCAGCAGGGCTGTTAATGTGCAGATCGTATTGTGCGCCGCCTCCACCACCAGCGGCGCCGGTGCCAATTGCAACAGTGCCGCTAAAGATTGTAGTACCAGACACCATCAGGGCTGTACGATCTGAAACTCCCACTAAATGAGAGGTTGAAATATGCATACTCGCACTTGGGAATTTTTCTCCAACTCCCACGTTTCCACTGCTGTTAACTGTCAACGCAAAATTAGTTGAATCATTGATCGATGCCATCGTGGATCCTGAAGGCGTCACATAAAAAGACATTCTAGTTGGGCGCGATGTTGATGTCCATGTCGTACCATCGACTTCGGCGCGTATTCTAAAGTTTGGCTGTGGTGTGTCTCCGCTGCCGCTAGTGCCGCCGAATGCGATCTCGCCCACATGATCATCCTGTGTGAAAGCCTGCCCGTAAGACGACGCGCTTTTTATTATGGCAAATCGTGGGCGCGCAGCGAAGGCTGCTGCGCTTGAGCCAGAGTCAAGCATATTAAATACAGCGGAATTCATTTCTGAGCCGCTGATGTTGATGCCCACTGTTCTGTTTAAATAATCAGCATACAATAAAGGTGCCTCAGTTGCATAGGACAGAGTTGCAGCCGAAGCTGTAGCGCCATAAATAACAAGGGCTCCACTCAACTCCAAGCGAGAATGTCGGTTTACAACGGACGCTCTTTCTAGGTCTGGTTGAAATTTAAGCTGGTAGTTGCTCTCCATGTTTCCACCATAGCCATACAACACTTCATTGCTACCTGCGGTGCCCGTTAAGACATTGGACAGGCTAGCCCCATCGCCAACGAAAGAAGATGCAGTTATCGATCTTGAACAAGAAAGATGAGTAGACGCAGTGATCACTGTCGAAGCAAATGTGGCTCCAGATATTATAAGCGGAATATTCGTTTGGCCATGAGTCTTGAAGGCTATATAGCCTACTTCAAAATCAATCTTGGTTTCATTCGGATCTTCTTCGAATTGAATATCCCCTGAGTGCTGGGGGCCTTTATCAGAGTTATATGCCATAGTGTGCGGGTTCCTTCCTTAATAAATAGTTTCTTTTAATTAAAGCGCCAGATACATTAAAACGATCAAAATGGTTTAACCTTGTTGTATTCAACAGACACCATATGCTGATTAGCTGACATGGTGTGAACTGTTATCCAAGAGTCCCCAAGATCGGTAGATACATTAACATAACCCTCTCGGCCTGTCGCCACAATACTGGTTCCATCAGATGCCAAAGAATAGGCGTTATTATTTGTGGAAGTGCTCCCTCCATAGTTGGGGAGGCTCGTTACCTGCTCCCAAGATGCCGCGTTATCAGTGCTCTTCCACATCACCCTTCTCCCTCCGCCGACCATCCATGTGCTGCCGGTGACATGAGTTATTGAATCACCGGCTTTGGTGGTTGGGGGATCTACTTGCGTCCAAGTGTCCGTGGTATCACTTTCTGCTACTGAGGTACAAATGTTAATTGTTTCTCCTTTCTCGGTAGCTACCCACACCCCATTTGCGTATTCTAACCCGATATGCTGATCACTTCCAAGATCAGCAGACTTATACCAGTTAATCCCGTCATCATAAGACTTCAAGATTACGCCAAGTGTTCCCATACCAGCGAGCCACTTTCCAGTGCCATTAGTCGCCAGAGAATCTGATGCCTTCGGGGCGTTGCCGGGAATATTGTTAATAGTTGTGTCGCTCCAGTTAACTCCGAAGTCTGTGGAGCGGCGTATTGTGTAGTTTTCGTGCTCTCTACCCATTATTAGGGTCTCAGTCGCACCATATTCTATGGTTGTACCACCGCCTGTGCCCGGAGGATTTACAACAGCCCAAGAAGCTGCGTCTGTGGGGTCCGTACTATAACCAACTGCTTTTGAATCTGATGTAGAACATCCATACCATGTGTTTGTCCCGCTAGCGTTTTTTCCAAATGTAAGATCCTTAAAGCTGAAAACGCCGGCTGTCGAAACCTCAGTCCAGCTGCCTGTGGGTATGGCATCGGTCGAATATGCCAGCTTGTTGCCACCGACAGCTACCCACATTGGGCTGTGGACTGCTGGAGCGCCGGAGATCGTCTGTCCCATGGCTTCTGCATAGTCAGCCACTACTTTTCCGTTTATCTTGGCGATTGCCGATACGGCTATGCCGCTTATCTTGTTAACACCCATTTAACTTAACTCCAGATAAATTGACTCCGGACTAAAATATATAACATTGGCAGTGTTCGTGCAATATCCCACACATCGGACTATATCGCCGGTTCCTGATGGTTGTGTTGTATCCATGTTTGCGGCAGTCGTTGAAAGATATACCGGTAAGCCCGATATAAAGTTAGACAGGTAGGTGGTTGCGTCGAAAAATCCGCGCAACAAAACCCCATCAGACGAAGAAGAACCAAGCGCAATACCCAACAAGCCATCACTCGTAGCAATAGCATCTGCGTCAGTCTCAGTCCACGCGCCACTGCTATTGAGATAGTAGATTTTACCGGCTGTCAGGTTCCCGGTACCGAATGTCACCACTTCGCCGCCGCCCGTATCGTTTGATAGGGCAGTCGGATTATGGTGAACATCTAGTTTTACTTTTGGGTCAGTCGTTGCAATGCCAATGTTGCCATCATTATCTATATGCATTCTGTCGGCGCTGTTGACATAAAAACGCAAATCTGACGTGCTGCCCGGCATCCAAACATATGCCGACGATTGACCATCCTGCGAAAGTTTGAGGGCTGACTCATCTCCAGCTTCGCTTTCTATCTTTACGTGACAAGTACCCGGACTCTTGACGTGTAAGGTGTGGTCTGGCGATGTTGTTCCAATGCCGACCTTTCCATCTTCTACATATAGTTGTGCGCTGCCGCTGGGTCGGAGCGTTATTGTGTCTTGCCCAAAATCAATGTATGTGGGATCGCCTGCGCGATCATCTTCAAAATAAACGTCGCCCTTGCGAACACTGCCCGTTGTAAATTTATATGACATGATTAACCTCCATCATACATAGTTTGTTCGCCATCCTCAAACGTAATAATCGTTTTGTTTGTGGGGTGCGGTTTTATATGAATCTTTAGAAAATCGTCAAACGCATCGAAAAAAGCGATGGACCCTCTGGGTGCCGGAGTCAGCCAGTGTATAACAGTATGACCGGTCGCGAACGTAGCGCCTTCAATCACAACCCCCTCTCCGGAGATGCCAGTTTCATCGCTTTGGCGACAAACTGTAAATGTCCTGATTCCCTCCGGGGCACGGTTAGAGGGCCGCTTGGGCTTCAAATCGGCCGGCTCGGTGGAAATCTCCTTCGGTTCTTCTTCGGGCGTTTCTTGTTTAGTCATTGGACTCCTTTGTGTCGTTAACAAATTATAACACACATTGATATTATTTATATAGTACTGAAAAATCTACTTTGTATATTGGAACTACTAATAAAACATTCTCGAGAACTTGCACTCCAAACTCTGTTTGTCCCACATCTAAGGCCATTATATAACCCACGAGCTTCCCTTCGTGGTTGAACACACCAGATCCAGATGAACCTGACCATGCATATGAAAACATATTAATATACTCATCATCAGTATAGGCCATCACGGTGCCTTCAAGCGTTGCGGGCCCCATTGAATTTGGATAGCCCGTATATATTAGTTTGTTTAAAATCGATAGGGCGCGCCGCCATTCTTTACCTGAAGTGAAGTCGGCCGGAAATTTAATTGGCTTTCTGCTGGTGATGTGTTCGACTGAGATTATTACATAATCGTTTTCTTCATCTCTTTTTAGTAACGATATGCAATTATGTAGCACCCCATCGGCCTCAACCTGCACTGATTCGCAGCCTCCGATAACGCCATGGCTAGTGGTAAGAACATAGTGCCCTTCTTTAAACTTAAAGTAGGTGCCGGTAGAGACCGCCAAAGTCCCATTTTGTTCATCAATTGATAATATTCTTACTGCTGAATTTCTGGAACGGACAACAGCTTTCTTTTGAGAAACACTGAAATGACTTCCCACATTTGAATGGCTGAGTAGTTCGGAGCGTGCGGAAGGGCGCGAAGATTCAATCTGCCCCTGCGCTATCAAAAAAGTTATTATTGCCATAAAGGTAAAAAATAAACAACTTGTTATAAAAAATTTCTTTAGTTTGGCTCTCATATTAAACTTGCATTTGATAGCTAAAGAACACTGGCAATTCTTGCAAACCTGCTTTCTTTGCAAACCATACCAAATCTTCGTTGCCGGTTATTTTTATTCTCCCATTCTTACCTATCGCCACATATACCGGCAATGTGGCTCCATCGCGAATGAAATTTTGATACATTCCATCAAATGCATCCTTCGGTGCTCTAAAATATCTAGTTGATAAATATTCTAATAGCTCTTCTACCGGGACCATAACGTGGTACTGCATATCGTTGGTGTCCATTGGCCGATCGTATCCCATGATTCCGCTTGATACCCATTCGCTCGCGAGTTGACCGAGCATTTTTCTTGAAGATGGCATTGCCGGAGAAGCCGCCGGCGGTGGTCGGCCTCCCAAGGCCTCACTCAAAGATTCGCGCACCGTTCGAATTGTGCCGCGAGTGTTTGTTCTATGAATCGGGCTAACTCTTAAGATTTTCAAGCCTTTTATTTTCATCATGCCGGGGATCAGCAGCCTGTCCCGGTATTTCACTCGGCCTAGGCTGCCTAATAACTCAAATTTTATCTCATAAGTGGCTATTTGCGCGGTGCCGACATTCATCGTATCTCCCATGGTTCGAACGGTAGTTACCCCTTCGATACCACGAATCTCTGTTTGAGTCTCTTGCACCTCACCGCCCACATTTTTTTGAATAGATACGTCTATTTTAATACTGTAAAGTCTGAGATCATACGTATCATCCTTTTCTTTAAGCAACCTATCAATCCTATCAATCTGCTCTTCCACGCTCTCCGACAGGTCGCGCGGCTCTCCTAGTGTGCCTGTCTGCGTTTCGCCGTGTTGAACGCCACTATAGTCGCGCACAGTGCCACCAAACGCACCCAGCTTGTTGAGTTGGTCCTTAACATATTTCTCCCAAGTCGATGGCTTGCCAAGATTGTTGTTGTCATCCATCTCAATATTGGGAATGTCGCGGGCAAAATTGAGGCGCCTCGTTGCTAGCGGTAGAGCGTATTTATAGTAAGCAACCCACTTTTCAACCTCGTCCATGCTGCCCCAGTTATCTTTAATCCACCTCGTTGTCGCTACGGACCTTTCTGCCCACTCATCTGAGCCGGAAGCGACTTGCGCTGCGTACATGCTGTCGATGCGCTGGGCGGCCGCGTTTAAGCGTACGCCAGAGAGAACCTCGTCCTTAGTTGCGTCTGCGAGCGCTTTGATATTAACAAATCTTTGTCCGATAACTTCTTCGGCTGCGTCTTCTATCATGTCGGGGTTGTCGTTAAAGTATTTAACCATAACCTTAACTGCTTCGATCTTCTCTTCGGATGACCTAGCGTCCACAAAAATCTCAAACTTGTAGTTAACTAGTTGCTTGCGGTATCCGCCACCGCTGAGACTTGATTCGGCTATAACAACAAAGCGAGAGTTTGATCTTAACACCTCAGACCAAGGAGGCGCCGTATCTCTCCCTTTGTATGCAGCACCCAAAGCGAGCTGCTGTTGTTTGGGATCAGGCCCTTGGCGATCGCCATGGTGTTTACGCAATGCGGATGCCATCTCTCGGTTAAGGTCAGGGTTCTCGATCTTTGCGGGATGTGTTCGCGAAGCAGGAGAGCCAAACATTTTACTATAGAGCCCATCGATCATTCCTTCTTGACCCTCATCAAACGCCCACATCTTAAACTCATTTGGAATTGAACCGAATTCGCCACCAAGGTTGTTGACTGCGTTTGATGAATTGGGATCACTCGTAAACCAAAACTCGACGGCACTGCTGTTGTCATCATCGTATACATGCCAGTGTTTAAGATCGGTCTCTGTCAATTCTGTGCGGGTGCGATCATAGGCTGTCTTGGCTATGAACTCGCCTTCCACCAGCTTTCTGCGTATCTTCTCTCTGATCTCGTCGTATATATCGGCAAAGTTTTCTTTGATTTGTTCGGCAAACTGCTCAAACTCCCACTTGGCTTCGTCAGGATCGTTGGCTGGCTCTTGGTGGGTCATGCGAACGGTTATCTCAAGGTGTGCGGTTTGTGGTGCGTCGGGGTTTATTTCTTCGCCCTCTGGTTGGGCTCCCGTTAGCATCCTAACATCCCACTCAACCTCGCCTTCGCCGGGAAGATCCCATTCAATGTTGTCAATCTCGATCTCAGATGCGAAATCTCGGGCTTCTCTTCCGTAAGTGTTAGCGGGGATCGGCTGGAAGTTGTCGTCATAGTCGCCGGAGCCTGCTTCTACCGAAGGGTAAGCATCACCACCATCGCGCACTACAATGTCGGGCCATCCCAAGTCAATCTGCAGATTGCAGTAGGCGTTCATATAGATGTAGTGCCCCTCGCCGCCGTGTTCGTCAGGGCCCGCGACCTCAGCATTAATGCTGGAGTTGTCGTCCTCGTATTCGTTTTCCACTTCGTTCAAGGCTTCTTGGATTGCGGCTTCATCGACAACGCCTGTGAATGAAACTTGAGGGTTCTCGCGCTGGAGATAGTTTAACATTTCTCGGAAGTCTTCAGGATTGCGTGAGTGCTCCCCGTCTTCTTGGACATTCGTAATACCCATGTTTTTAATGAACCAGTCGATATGATCCCACATTTCATCGGGAGGTGCTTCGTTGGAGCGTCCTTTAATTTGATAGAGATAGTTACCACCGTATCCTTCGTTTTCCCAAGTCATCGTGATATAAGACGAGGATGCTTTGCGCTTGCCTTGACGCTTGCGGAGCGACACAAGCACGCCGCGAGAGTCTGACCCGCAATGTCCCATTCGCTCGGCTTCGACGTCGCAACTAGACACGCTCAAGTTATACCAGTAGGAGCCGTCATCGAATTCGTGGAGGACATTCTCTGGTTCTTCGCGGCTCTCTAAATCTTCTTTGGCTATATTGTATGCTGAGTTGATATCATCTTCATTTTTAATCATTTCATAGTTGGTGGGCTCGTCATTAAGCCAATCAAACAATTCAGTGTACCGATTCCAAAACCTACGGAACTCGCTCATCATAAATTCTTGGAGGTGTTCTTTTACTTTCTCGACCTTTTCAGAAGGAACACCCGATTTGCTTAGTGACTTGAGTGCTTTCATGAATGTCTTGCGCCAAGTGCCATTGGGCTTGGCGATAGCAGCCTTTACATTTTGTACAACGAAGGCGATCTTCTTGTTTTGCTCGATGGCTTCTTCATCGTACTGCTTGCGCTGCTGCGGGCCCACGTCGCGGTCGACGCGGTAGGGGGTGATTGTGCGTGCGACAATCTCGCCCGTGGGGGCGCTCTCATCCCCAACCATCTTTACCATTATCTCGTTCTCGAAGTTCTCCTTCATCCAGTCAACCCAGAACTGCTGTGGGCGCGAGACGTAGCCTGGGTTTAGCTTGTTCTCCTTCCATTGGTTGCCAGCGTACATCTTTGACTTCTCGGGCGCCTTTGCCATCGCGTTCTCAATAAAGTCGACAATCTTTTCGGGGAGACCTATATCTCTCAACCCTTCCGTTAAAACTTCTTCTCGAAGATATTCGAACCAGCTGCCTGTAGATATATCCATTAATTTAACTCCATCATTATAAATAGTTGTTTTTAGCAGTAACTACACAAAAGCATCGGTCTTTAATAGCTCGGCAGTGTCTTGCCATCTCTTAACCTCATAGGGCCGGCCGTTTTTATGTGCGCGCAATACTTCAGCTAGAGAGCAGTCGTTGCCAGGAAAAGAGATCCTATCCCCCACAAAGTGAATTTGGTTATGTTCCAGGGCTTCTTTAAAATAGCGCTTGAGAATCTGAGATTTGTCGTTGCCTTCGTTGAATATATCGATACTAACAGCACCACCAATTACAAAGTCAAGTTGGGGGTATTTTTTTCTCAGCTTCCTCACAATTTCTCTTCTTTCGTGGTTTTCGGCGTCCCACTCTTCATAACACCTTCTCTCGACTGTGTTTGCATTGCGGCCCACTACTGAAAAGTTTATCATACCAGTGCGTTCTTCATAGTGCTTTCCAGTTTTAGTTGAAAAATCAGATTTCGTAACAATAGAGTTTAATGAACGCTTAAGGTTTCTGGGGCAGACGAATTTATTCTCATAGATTATGTTCCATTCGCTATAACCGTTCGCAGAGATCTGATCGCGCTTCTGATAAAAGGCATTCCCCATACAGGGAAAAACACCCGACATTCTCTCTATTATGTCCATTCCCAGTTGATTAATGAGTCTGGGGAAGGATCCCCCTGAAACAATATAGACCTCTTTGTCTCTTCCCCATTCATAAAAAGCTTTTTTAAACAGTGGATCGATCTTATCTCTAGAGGGAGTCAGTGTCCCGTCCACATCAAAAAGATATATATTACTCATCGATCATAGTCGTCGGCTAGCCTAATTACATCTCCGAGATGTGGTGTGGATACCTCCATCAAGCGCACCATCTCTTTGCCGGCGCCGAATCTATGTACTTGGTTGGGTTTGATGTGCAATATGTGACCGGTCTTATACTTTTTGGGGGGGGTCTCTTCGTCCGTCCAATTTAAAAGAGTGCCTTCCAGAACGTATACTGTTTCTTCTTTAATCTCGTGGAGTTGTAAAGAGAGCCTGTTTTTAGGTTCAATGTGCAACATCTTAGCCACATAATTGTTTGTCTCTGCCCATATATACTCGAAGCCCCATGGCTTCTCTATTATTCTCATGTTATCTCCAAAATATTTGAACACCAATAATTAAAAAGGAAAGAAAAACACATACCATGGTCTTGGCAGTGAGCATACTCTCGTTAAGCAGATACCAAGTAAGCACCGGAAAAACGAAATATGATGAAGCAAACCCAAGAAACCTAGATGTCCACACGGCGCCAGTATCATCAACTATTAATCGGGTAGCATACCAAAAACACAACCCTACGGGAATCGAGTATAGACCGACGGCAACAAGCGGGCGATCTCTCCACCAGTCCCAAACAAACTGGGAATTAAGTTGAAACCACGCAAAAGTGTGCCCGAGGATAAAAAGCAACACTCCCATAAAAATATTAAAAGTTGGCAATTATCAATTCCTCTGCAAATTTGTTGGTCTCGGTTTGGCGCCCCCATTTGTCAACAATGTACTGATTATATTGTTGATACATTTTGGCAATAGAAGGAGAATACTCATACACCACAAGTGTTTTGTGGGTAGTGTTGCTAAAGAACTTGTGAACCTCTTCGTGATCTATCATTGTTTCTTCAAAAGTACTCTTTGTGTCTTTTTCAAGCAAGTTCATCTGATGCCTCCCCGCCGGAATAACAAGATAATCGCAGTCATCTTGAATTTTTTCGAAGCACGGTAAAAAAGGGCCCTCATCATCAAGAAACAAATGAAAGTTTGGTGGCATGATCGCTGATTTTAGATTAAGAATAGCCAGTGGGCTATAATTATCTATGTCCATGGCCCCTCGAGAAACGAGGCCTGTATCAGAATAACGGTTAAGCATCAAAAATAGGCCGGCACGGACGAAGGGATCCGCATATTTCGGCCAGTTTTCCTGCAGGAGATAAAATATATTCTTATCCTCTATCGGGTGCATATGCTCCGCGAATGCCGCCACTCTGCGAGGATCCTCACGTAGACATCTCCAAAACTCATAAATAACATATTTTGTTGTATGTGCCACCACAAACCTGTTGTTAGAGGCTAATTCAATTTCCAACTTTCCATCGTATAATAGGCCCGTGTGGACCAGAGATTGCGGCGGGATCAGCTTGAGAAGTGTGGCTACGCTTTTAAGTTCAATCGACGGCGATTTCAGTGGGGTTTTCATCAGGTATACTATCGGCAAATTTTTGAAGCTTTTCTTGTAACTCGTGAAAGTCCGGCGCGGGTGGAGCTAAGGGTCGATCAATTCCCGGGGGATTGCCGGAAGCGATAGGTTGCCGCTGCGGAAAGCCGCGGGATGGCGCATTGGGGGAGGAGATAATTTCTGGTGAGGCTTGGGTAGTTGGTTCTTGTGGGGTGCGCGCATCCATGTTCATTTTAAGGTACCCATTTATAATTTTTACCATATCTTCCAAGACGAGATCTGCTTTTGTAAGACTGATCCTTAGATCATTAATCTTTGACAACGTTGCTATTGTAAGCAAATCACTGTGACTTTCTAAGCTACTTCCCTCTTTAGCTGCCTCGTCGATGTTGTCGACCGCTTTATTAAGCATTCGCTCCACTTCTGAAGGCAATTCTTCTAAGTCAATTGAATACTGTATATTTACTCTAGTTGGTTCCATGTTATCCTTTTAATAATTGTTGGTTTTTTATTGTGTTGAGAGAGTTCTCAACAATAGAGGGTGCACCCACGACTACTATCTCAGTACCGGTGTGGCCCCTGTTAATTGTCAATTTTGTAAATCTGTGAGATTTATCTAAGTTATCGGGGAGGGCCCCCGACTCGTTTAACTTCTTCATGCGCATGTCATCGCGGATCATTATTACATGCTCCGGGTTTACAAATACTTCACGAAGAGTATATTCCTGCTGGGTTGTTATCGCATTATTGTAGCACACCTCTGTTAATTTAACGAGCGGCATAGTGTTCTCCCATCGGGTATACGTATTTTTTCTCAACGGTATTTTCTCTTCCTTGTGCGTAAACCCGATAAGTGTTTGAGGCCGTTTCTCGCAAGAACACCCCAGTGATAGGCTTTTGCGTCCTAATAATGTTCATTGACCCGTTCTCCGTGTGATTCCATAAGCTAACATCTTGTGGAATATGTACTAAGTCTCCTTCAATCATCTATCTATCCTCCGTTTGTATGATACCATAGTTAGTGGTTATAAGGGTGCCGGCACAAGACGCTGCGTTCTGCAGGGCGGTACGTGTGACCTTTGCTGGATCTATTATACCCTTTTCCACGAGGTTTGTCAAGCGACCTTCTTTAAAATCCCAGCCGTGATTTTCCCCAGAGGCTATTACTTCTTTGATTATTAAATCTGCCGACTCATCAGAGTTTAGCGCCATTTGTGTTATGGGGGCATAGCAGGCTTGTTTAACTATCAGGGCGCCCTTCACCTGCTCAGTCGACTCGTCGTCATCGGTCATAAATGCTATCGTTTGCGAAGCGCGGAGAAGAGCAGCGCCACCGCCAGGCACAACACCTTCTTCTTGTGCTGCGTTAACTGCTTCAAGGGCGTCTTCTATCCTGTGTTTCTTTTCGGTCATCTCAACATCTGTGGCGCCGCCGACGCGGATGACGGCTACCCCCGAGGACAACCTCGTGATCCTATTTTGTATCACTGTACACTGTGCGAAGTCTTCGGTGTTTTGAATTTCGGCCTTAAGGGATTCGATTCTCGTAGTAACCCCTTCGACATCCGCAGCGCCTCCAACAAATATGGTGGAGGCGTTACTACTTTCTACAAATTTAGAAGTACCCAGATCCGCCATCTTTATATCTTGAAGCTTGCTGCCCGCGGAGCGAGAAATAAAGTTGGCGCCAACAGAAGAAGCCAGATCGCTCAGCGCATCTCGGCGTTCCTTTCCGTAGCCCGGGCCTTTTATGGCTGCGACCTTTAAGGTTCCGCGGATGGCATTCATTATAATAGCCGCCAACGCTTGGCCTTCAATATTCTCTGCAACTATTATCAATGGCCGGCCTTCGCGAGCTACCATTTCTAGTGTTCCTAGGATTTGATCTACTGTGCTTATGGCATGGTCGGTAACCAAAATCAAAGGCTCCGTATGGTACATTACCGATCGGCGCTCATCGGTAACAAATGATGGCGAACAATATCCGGAATTAAAACTAAAACCCTCAGTAATATCAAGAGAGGTCTCCATCGAATTGGATTCTTCTATGGTTATAGATCCGTCTTGGCCAACTCGATCAAAAGCCATGGAAATCAGGCGACCAACTGATTTATCGTTATTCGCAGAGATAGTGGCGATATGCTCAATATCTTCAATACTGCTTATTGGAATTGACATCTCTCTAAGGTTCTGGCATATTATTTTTACTGTTTTTTCAATCCCTCGTTGTAATTCTACGGGAGATATACCGGCAGCTAAATATTTCTGAGACTCTACAAGGATGGCCCGGGCCAATACAGTGGATGTGGTTGTGCCATCGCCGGCATTGTTGTTTGTCTCAATAGCGGCCTGCTTGATGATTTGTGCCGCGGCGTTCTCAAAGGGGTCTTCCAGAGACACAAAGTGGGCAACTGTAACACCGTCTTTGGTGATAAACGGAGTTTTACCCTTTTCTTTTAACAGGACATTCCTGCCGCGGGGGCCAAGTGTGGAAGCCACATTATCTGCTAGCTTGTTGACACCATTCATTATCTTTTGTTGTAGCGACTGGTTATCGTCGTATGCGCGGTCCATTATTACCTCTAAATTGTATTAGTATTATATCCGCTTTTTATATAAATGTCAAATATTATTCATCAACATCTGCAATTTTTCTTGTGTTGGCGCCGACCTTGTCCGCAGCTTGGGCAGCAACCTTGGCTTCGTCTGGCTCGTTGAGGCCATTAGCGAAAAATGCATTAAGACTATCAGACATCGCTGATACCTGATCAAAGATTCCAAATACTTCATCCATAAGTTCCCCGCGGGCTGATTCAAGCACCCTCATAACTGCTGCGGCCCCAATCTCTAACTTTGCAAAAGGTGTGCCACCTCCAAGCTTGAGCGTGGCACCTCTTGACAATACCCAGTGAGAGCGAGTTAGATATCCTTTGGTATTCTTGATTGCCATGGCTTTAAGTTCGGGTGTTAAAGAGTTGTACCACTCTACCACCGGTGCACCCGTGACCCATTCGCCCGACTTGTCAAGAAATTGGCCGCGTGCATCGCGACTTCTTATAACATCTTTTTTAAATTGTGCGAAAAGCCTTAAGAACATGTCTCTTACGAGGCCGGCCCTCTTTGAGTCAGCATGCTGGTGGTTGCTGGCCTTAACTTCTGGATTAAGGACTGAGAGAATTCCTGCCTTAAGGGCACCGGCCGGTGTCGACAGCGCGTTCGCGTTTTGAGTTGTCTCAATCGACTGAATGTATAGTCTCAATACGGCATCCACAATCTGTTTTTTCTGTTGTTCATCAACACCCACTTCTCTGAGAGAAGACAAATCGGCCTTAGAAAGATAATCAGCCCATAGACTGGATATCTCTGCGGAATCACTGGTGTCGCTGCGGGCCGGAATGTTCGCTGCCCAATTAAGCGCGTCGGTTTGTTCACCGGTTTTCATATATTCAGTTAAAGCCGCCATAAAAGTCGTGTTCGACAATATGGCTTTTCGGCCGGCGTCTGTTACCGACAACAATTCAAATAGATTTTTGCGTGTGATGTCGAACTGATAAAAATCAATATGGCCTTCCTGCTCAACGCCATCGCCATCCAAGATTTTAGTGCACGCTATATATCTCATTGCACCGCCTTCAAATTCGCGGTTTGCGTTTGCCCATGCTGCCCATTCGGCATTAGGCTCAAGCATGTCGTTGCACAGATCAAAGAAGCTGCCTCCGACTTCCAGTCCCTTATCACTATACAATTTGAGGCTAATCGGGACTCTTTCATCATCCACATTGGCGGTGATATCTGCGATTGTCTTTGCTCCGCCGGCGGGGATTTGCCTTCCTTGCATCAACGCAGCAAGAAATGCTTCAAAGTTGAAGCCCGCAGCAGATGCGTTAAAGTTGGTAATCGCCATTGTCAGAGTTTTATAAAAGACCAGATAGGCCATGGCCTGCTGGATGAACTCTTTGGGGTTATCCTTCGGAATTGAACCAATACCATCGACCATGATACGAGAGACTGCATTAAGTTTGTCCTCAAAACCTGAGCCGGGGATTTTACTAAGGTACTGCTCTAGCCCTTGGCGCTGTGACGGCGGTGCGTTTGGATCATCCGATAGGGCATCGTCATCCGCATTCGCCCATCCGAGTTCTGAAATCGGGATCATTGGGATCTCGGAGATGTGATATGTTCGAACTTTGGGCTTTTGGCCGGCCTCTTCTTCGAGGCCCAGAAGAGGCATGTGTGTGATCTCTTCGATCATCTCTGTTATCATTTGTAGTTGGGTGATGGGATCTTTCTTCTCCCTCACTTCAATAAACATATCTTTCATAAAATTTGACATCTTCGTTCCTCTAAATTATAATGTCGGCAATGCCATGTTCAACGGCCTCTTCTGCAGTTAAATAGACGTTAACTTTGCGTTCTAGCAGATCTTTTAGATCTTTTTTGGACATATTTGTTTCTCGTATAAGCGCTCGGCTGTACATCTTTTGAATTTGCTCAACGGCTTCCATCTCATTAATAAGATTATGGAGCGGACCATGATTTCCTCCGATGACCGAGTGAATCATAACTCTACAATTCTTCCCTATTCTTCTTTTTCCCTTCGTGCCAGAGGCTAGCAAAAGAACGCCGGCTGACATCACCTTGCCTAGTCCAAAGGTGTGTATTTCTGTTGACTCTTGTATGAACCTCATTGCATCATACATACCAAACATGTCATCGGCAGAACCACCATACGTAGAAATATAAAATTCTATGGGGTCTTTTTTAGAATTAATCACGTTTGATTCACTTAAGTAAAGCATCGCGTGTATAAGTTCGGCCACCTTTTCTTCTGAAACGTCGGAAAAAAGCCCTACCACTCTCAAGTCCGGTTCTTTGGGGGGTATAAGGCCTTCTATGGATATTATTCTATCGATTTCTGATTGAAGGACGCCTTCAACTTCCGGAGTAATTGGGGTGGTCTCTCCAATAATGGCATCCATAATTTTCTTAATCATCTTTTAGTCTCCAAAAGTCGTACGCTTCATCGCGATTAAGGGAGAGATATAACATTGCGGTGTCCCAATCATAGAATCCAATGTTCTCTTTAAATGTGTGAGGGGTGCTATCAATAAGATATTTAATAGTCTTACGTTTAAAGAGATCTTTTTCTGCTTCGAAATTGATCCCAAATGCCTCTTTTATGTTTTGAGGGGTTTTTGAATCGTTCATATATTGCAACATAAGCGCCTCTGAAGCTGCATAGTTTTCGATTGCCTTAACTAGCATAGATAAATAGACCACTTTGCTAGATTTTAAAAGTTTTAATGTAATCCTCGTGCCCTTCATAAAGTAAAACGTTTGGCACGTTACATATCCAAAAAGGAATACAAGAATATAAAGCCACCAATCTCCCACTATGCCTCCAAAAAAATAACCACCGGGTTTCCAGTGGTTATTATATCATCTTCAACAAAAGATGTCAATATTTATTGTGTCAACCTTTGCATAATTTTCTCTGCCAAGGTGTCGACCACGTTGGCCTTCTTGTCTAGAGATTGAAGTCGCTTTGCTACACGGCGTGCAACTTCGTTAACAAGCTCTTCTTGGTTTTCGTATACGCCGTCACGCATGCCGGGTACCTCTTCCTCGTCATCAGGTGCCATTTCTGGGCCCATTTCTGGCTCAACTTCTGCAGCGACATCTAAAGCCTCTTCGTCTTCCAGCGCGTCTTCATCTGCCATCTCGTCATCAATCTCAGTAGAAACCGGTTCGCCTAGAATATCTTCTAGCGCTGTCTCAAGTGCTGACATAAAATCATCGATAGGCACCATCTTTGCTCCGGACTCCATGTCGGCGCCCATATCCATCTCAGGATCCTCCATGCCCATCTCGGGATCCTCCATACCCATCTCGGGATCCTCCATGCCCATCTCGGGATCCTCCATGCCCATCTCGGGCTCATCGGCCATAGGCGGGACTTCCTCTTCAAGAGATTCCCCATTGGGACCTTTGGGCTCACGATCGTCGTCGTCACCGTATATTTCTTGGACTCTTGAATCGCTGAGCGGTCTAAGCTCAGCTAGCTTCATAAAGCTTCGAAGTTCTGCTTCTGTTAAAAGTGTTTTGCGGGCCATTGTAAATCTCCTTCATTTTGCATACATTATGCGGCACAAATAAATCATTAATAAATAGTTGGTAAAATCGCAAAAACTTACATTTTTACCAATCATCTCCAAAACGTTTTAGTTTCACTAGTGCTTTTGTTTCAATTTGCTTGACTCTTGCGAAAGATATCCCGAGTCTCTTTCCAACTTCGCGGAGAGTCATGTTTCCGTTTTCAAATATAGATATAAGAGCGCAATTGTTGTCCTCTGGGTATTCAATCCACATTCTACACTCCTTTTCCGGGCACTCTATATTTAGATCTTTGCACATTCTCGAGCAAGGCCGCATTCCATCTTTCATAACTCAGGGTGTTCCTCCGCTATCAAATCAAAAATATCTTCAATCTGATCTTCCGAAAAGCCCAGATCTTTGGTGGCCACAATGCCCTCATCCCTTAACTTTCTACTAAGTTTTTTCTTACTATTTGACTGTGTTTTTATCTCGTCGATGTAACTCACTATTCTTTGATCATTCTCTATATACGCGGTGATGAGACCCCTAAAGAAATCTGATTGTCGGAGGCCATCATGCTTCAATCTTACAAGTAGCTGGGCATGTCGATGATCGTTTTCTGTAAACACAATTCTTTTATTTAATTTGCCATAATCTATGCCGGACATCGTCACCATTGCCTTCCGGTAATGTGTGTTTTACTCTCGCCTATACCCGCGGTTGTCTGTTTAATAAAAGCGGCGACGGTTTGAAGTTCTTGTATGCTCCTGGCGCCACTATACGAGAGCCCGGACCTAATTCCCTTCTCAAGATCTTTTAGGATGCTCTTCACGGAGCCGCGGTATGGCACCCTTGCAGAAACACCCTCAAAAGACGAATAGTTTCCGCGCCACTTAATCTGGGCTTCTTTGGACGCCATTCCTCGGTATGTTTTCCATCGAGTACCATCGCTCTCTTCTATAATTTTCCCTGGTGCTTCATCGGTACCTGATAAAAGGGAGCCACACATAACCACGTCAGCGCCGGCCGCATATGCCTTGACCATATCTCCAGAATTCGTTATTCCACCATCGGCAATAATCGCCACATCGCGGTCGACTTGTGCACAATCTAAAATTGTTTGAAGGCCTGGCATGCCATGGCCCGTTTGTATGCGTGTCGAGCATATGGATCCTCCACCAATGTTACATCGGATCGAGTTAGCGCCCCAGTCGGAGAGGTCTCTTGCTCCTTGTATCGTCGCGACATTTCCGGCCATGATGTGGTATTTATCTCCTAATAAAATACGCAGTTTTTCTAGCGCATCTTTCATCATCACATGATGGCCATGGGCGACATCTATGCAGATAAAGTCGGCACGAGAACCTAAGAGCAACATGGCCCTTTCTATAAAATCGCCGGTGACACCCACGGCGGCACCAACTACAATTTGGCGGCCGTGGAGGTTGGTCGCCATTTCCTTAGCTAATTTAACGTGGGCGGCCTGTTCGTCGGGGGTATTATATCGGTGAATGACTGCGGCGCCACCGGAGAGACCCACCTCAAGAGCCATGGCAGCTTCTGATATTGTATCCATCGGGGATGCCAAAATAGGCAGTTCAAGAATCAAGCCATTTCCAAGATCGGTAGACACATCTATTTCAGATCTAGATTTAATATCAGAATAGCGCGGCATAAGTAGCACATCATCATATGAAAGGCCGGCACTATATTCTTTGATGCTGGTTTCCCTATGCGTCATCGCGATTCTCGTCAATAAAGCTTTTAATATCTCTCATCTTATAAAAAGTCGCGTCACTGGGATCGTTGGGGTCGGCCAAGATTTTAATCTGTGGCAGTCGTCGATTCTTATAGGTATTAATCATGGCAATCGTAGGTACCCCGTTGAACCCAAGATCGGCCTGAATATCTGGGTATGTATCTATATTAAAGGCATAAAAATGTATATTTTCATACTCTTTATTGTTCGACATGTCTTCATAATATTCTTTCAAATTGTGACACATGTGGCACCCATTGGAATAGAATTTTAAAACGCATGTTGCGTCATTCCTCACTTTTCCTGCGACTATTTTTTTCAATGCCGGATAAGTTAACCGATCAACGCTCACCAAACACCTCCTGCACTTTTTGCAGACATTCCGGACAGAACAATCTAATCGTGTCCTGCCTGGCAGTGACCTTCCACGTTAATGCCATCTCCTTATTCGTCTTATCATATTCCTTATGACAAGAGCTACAGCTTTCTGGCAATTTGGTATATTGAAAGACCTTATCCGCTAGCTTTTCCATACCGGCCTCGCCCATTATCTTCTTCATTTCTCTTCTTTGCTTACGATTCATCTTTCTTCCTCTTTCTCTGTGTCGATCTCTTGAAGGTGGGTGACCTTGTTTCTAGATCTTTCTCGGTAATAGGCTTGTTGGGGTCGGCCTTGGTTGCTGGCTCCAATGGGGTCGGCCTAGGCTTCTTTTGTGCCGGCATGGGCTTCTTTAAGGGCGCCCTCGGATTCTCAGTGGGTGCCGTCGCGCCTTGCGCAGCGTCGGCCAGTTGGCGCAAATACTGCTGCAGGGTTAGCATGGCGCCCTCTTGTTGCACAAATTCAAGCGCTAAATCAGCTATTTTTTGGGCATCCCCTCGTTCTGCGGGGCGAGCCTCGATCTCTTTAATCATACCAAAGGTTTCGACAGCTTTCGACCTTAGTAACATTATACTTGCATTAATTTTATCAGACATATTTTCTCCTTTATCTGTTCATGGCTCCAAAAATTTGAGGGCGATTTTCACCATCAAAAACGACTATGGCGGAGGGAAATGGAGCACTATTTTCACTATCACCAAACTTAAGTCTTCCTTTGACAAAATATACTTCGTCGGCGCGCATGACATACTGGTGCCAATACTTGGTATCAGTTCGCGCAGGAATAAGCATAACAACTTTTGTTCCCGGTGCTCGAGACTCGTCGTATCCTTTTTTAATCCACGCGTCGATGCCGCGGCCATAGGGGGGATTAACAAAACATGTAAACCCCTCCCACTTCTTTGAAAGGCCGTCTTCGGCCTCTGTAAAGAAGTTAACACACTTAGTGTTAGTCGGGTTGGCGCACGGGTCCAAATCAAAGGGTCCGAATCTCCAATCTAATTTATCAAAAAATTCCCGCGGGGTTGCCCATTGTGTAGTCTTGGACGAAAACATAACTACCTGTGTTTCTTTATTCACTGTTATCCTCGTCGCTGATCATTTCAAAGTTTTCCACCACTTCGTCAATATTATACTTCTGCTTGTAAAGACGATATGCCTTTACTGCTGCTCGGATCTCGTCCGTATTGAGCCATCCATTCTCTCGGAACTCAGATCGCAGTTCGCGCTTTTGCTCCTGATAGGGTTCAATGCACCCCTCAATTGCTGCCAAAGAGCGGATATACTCCTTGATGTATTGCTTCTTCTCGTTGTTTGTTGTGGCCATTAGGCTCTCCTTTATTACTCTAATAATATAGCACTATGCAGTGATATTGTCAATAGCTTATTAAACATTAATTTGAAAAATTTGAAAGATGAAAGCTTTTACCAGCGCATCCTTTTCTTCAATGTCCTGACACTCGGAAAACTTGTAGTTATATGTTTTCTTTTTCTGATCAATCTCGGTGGATATTTTATCTCTTTCTTTCCGAAACCACTTCAACTGGCGCGAGTAATTTTCGGGTACCAATATATTATACTTTTGAGCGATTTTTACTAAATGAAAATACCTTTTTTTATCCAAACAGCTCTTAGCCTTTGAGAAGTCCCAGGATTGCTTCCTTTTCTGTTCTATATCTAACACATAATTGCCTATTCTATCCGGGTGTAGCCGCAGTGCTATTTTTTTAAAAAGCTTGTGAAAATCCTCATGCAAATCTTTAAACGATATATCTTCGTGTTCATTAAATAAGGGTTCATCACCCTCCTCAATGGTCGCGAGCACCATTGAGGCATCGCCGGCACACTCTGGCGTTGGCGGCTCCTCTTCTATTTTAACTTCGTAGATCTCGCAGATCTTTTCATGATTTTCTTGATTAAGCTTGTCTATGTCTATATCATTTTCTGCGCAGAAAGCACGATAATAACTTTCAAACTGATTGTTTGTCTCCTTTTCCAGATCTTCGATGAGTTCTACCTCTTGATAAAGATAGCTTAAATCATTGAGTATTCTTTTCCACTTTATTTTGGCGGTTCTAGACATCTAACATATATAGATTCTATTTGAAACCAAATGTGACCTTTGTTTCAATTTTTAATTCTGGAACATGGAGGTGGTTTGCCAAGCCGTGTTTTTTACACTCATCGGCTTCCAAAAACCAGTCGGCATGACCCTTTTCGTGAACAATGTCTAAAAAGTAATCTTGGTGCTGTCCACAATTTTTCGCCATCATGGTATAAATCTTCTGATTAAGCCTCTCTGTTTCCTCGGCGGAGGCCTTAACCTCTTCAACCTTACCATGCTCCATGGAGCTAACGTCATGGATCATGATCGTGGCGTCCGGATCCATATACCTCATACCTTGGGTGCCAAAACTAAATAAGATAGCGCCGCAAGACATTGCCTTCCCTTGCACTATCGTGGCAACGGGAATGCGACTGTGTTTGATATCTGATATCATAGACATGAGGCTATAAACCTGGCCCCCGTAGCTATCAATGATGATCGGAAGGACCGGTTGGCCCGTGTTTTGGGCTTTCATCACCGCGCTCGAAAAGGCTTTTGCAGTCGCTTCATCGAATTTGGTAAGCCTTATAATAACGGGTAAATCATCGATTAATTTTGGCTCTTTTAAAAGAGGGCTAAAATTCTTAAGTACATTCATTGCTTATCCTAATAATTTAAATGTTTTGCCAATAGCGTATGTTGAGAACCCCCAGTTCTCATCGTATTTAAGACGAGCCATATAGGGACGGTTAAGGTGAATAACATCTTTTTGTGGTTTAACTCCCCAACACCTTATCCTAGTTAGTTCATTATTGGAGTCAATGACCTCAACGATCCAATAAAGTTTTCCATTTTTTGTCTTTTTGGCCACAACTTTGCGAGGAATGAACCAACAAACCTGCAGATCTTCATCGAACTCTGAAATAGGGGGAATAAGCCGCTCTTGCAGCTTTTCTACTGTTGTGGGTGTTATGACTAAATTCATTGGAAATATTCCAATCAAGTCTGTCTTAAACTGTATAATCTCCTCTTCTGAAAAATCTCCTTCGGGGGCATACAACTCAATATTATCAGAAAATTTCTTAAGATTTTTTGGTCGATCGACGATTGTTGCAGACCAAAAATGTTTTCGACCAGTGAAGCGGTCATCAACAATGTTGTCCAAGGCCCCGCCGCGGCAGAGCGCATCTAGGGACTTCTTATTGAGTTTGCTATAAGAAATATCTTCTCTAAACAACAGGTCTTCTGCGTTCATGAATGGACGATTTTCTAAGACCTGCTCGATGGCAGCGACACCGAGGCCCTTGATCGAGGAAAGAGGCTGGATTAGAGTCTTTGCATCCTTGCTGATTTCCCACACAACACCAGATTTATTTATGTCAAGCTCTGCGATATTGAATCCGTACTGCTTTGCGATATTAATCGCCTTCTCCTTGCGAGTCTCAGGCTCCTTGTCTAAGAATGCTGCCATCCACTCGGCGGGGTAATAGTTCCACAGCCACGCACACTGGAATGAGATAATACTATACGATACTGCATGAGACTTATTGAATCCATACCCTGAGAAAAATTCAAACTTATCCCACAGGGTCTGGGCTTTATCTCTGGCGATCTTATTTTTAAGGCAACCGGAGATAAACTTATCGTGAAGTTTGCCCTTGATTGAGCCTTTGCCGGTGCCCTTTTTGGTTAACACTTTGCGAAGCACATTACCTTCATCAAGAGTTAGACCACCAAGCTTATGAGCTAGCAGGGCGATCTGTTCTTGAAAGATCAAGAAACCAAAGGTCTCTTGTGTGATCTCATGAGAGTCGCCATTCAGATATTCAATGTGGTGTGGGTTTTCCTTGGCATCTATATACTCATCGTGGACGTTTGCAGACAAAGGGCCCGGGCGATAGATGGAGGTGATAGCAGAAACATCAATAATGTTGCGCGGCTTAGCGCGTACACAAAACTTCTGGGCGCCCTGTTCAGTAAACTGGAATATTCCAGCCCATTTGCCTGTGTGAAATATATTCTCGTATATTTCTTGATTGTCCATATCGATCACATCCGGGTGTAGATGCTCATTATAATAATTTTGTACCTGTACGAAGGTCGGACTTTCAACTCCATGGTGGCGACGAAGGATGTGTTCAATGGCGCCCTCCATCATTTTCAAAGTCGAAAGACCAAGTAAATCAAATTTAATAAAACCCATCGGTTCAAGGTGACGGACATTCTGTCCTTCGGCCCATGGTGCTTGGCGCACGCCTCCGGAATTGATCAGGGGCATGTTTTTGTCTAGGTTCTCAGCTATAACAACTCCGCCGGCGTGCCGGGAGCAAGAACGCACCTGGCCCACAAGGCCCTCAACGTGAGTCTTGACTTCTGGGTATTTATTCAGATATGCTCTCAGTGTGGGTGAAAACTCCATGACCTCTTCCCATGATGGTGCATATACTCCCGCCTTGATGCCGTGCTTTCGCTTCACTTCGGGGGTAGCTTCACGGATCATGATAGAAGTAACAGTGTTTACCTCTGTAAATTCGATGTTGTATAATTTTGAAATGTCCTTGATTAAACTTTTGAGCTGCAGCGTATTCCAGTTGGAGATTGGAGCAACGCAATCGGCGCCCCACATCTCAACGAGCTTCTCTTTTAGAGCCATACTGTCAGATACATCATAGTCGATATCAGGATAGTCAGTCGCATCCGAGCGCAAGAATCGAGAGAACAGCAAACCATGCTTAATCGGGTCAACTTGTGTAATGTTTAATGCGTACGCAACAAGCGAACCTGCTGCAGAGCCGCGGCCCGGGCCAGTGAGCATCATATCGGTGGCGACATCAACAATGGACTTCATCGTTAAGAAGTATTTAGAGAAGCCTCGATCATCGATGACATTAAGCTCGAGCTTCAATCGATCGGTATATTCTTTTTTGATATGAAGGCCCTTATCTTTAAGTCCCTCAAGAGCAAAATTAACAAGCGCCTGTGTTGCTGTGAATCCGGCTGGTACCACAAACTCCGGCAAGCGTACTGTGTTGTCGGGCAGAAACGACTCAATTCGATCGAACGCGATGGTATGTGTCTCTTCGATGCTCTGCATGACTAAGTCATCGTCGTATTCAAATCCCTGTTCGTCGGAGTATTGCTTATAACTCTCCCACATTTGATCGCCGTTCTTTGGGTACAACTCGTAACCAATTTCCTCGACGCCGGCAGGGAGTTGTGATTCCTCATCGGCCCACGATGGGCGCCCTTTGCCGAGCCAGCCTAAGCGCTTATAAAGTTCTCTGTCCTTCCAGGCGTCAGGATTGGGATAGTGACTGTCGGCAGTCGTTACCAGCTTGACGTCAAATTCTTTCGCGACCTGAATGACATACTGATTCAGCTCGTGCTGCTCTTTAATGTTGTTCCATTGAATCTCGGCATACCAGCGATCTCCGAAGATATCAACCATTTGTCGTGTAGACTCTCTCATCGCCTCTAGGACGGCTTCGGCGCCTTCGTCCCGATGTTCCCAGTAGTTACCAGCGTAAACGCCGCCTAGGCACGCTGACGAGGCTATGATACCCTCATTATATTTCTTCAGAAGCGCGTAATCAATGCGCGGATATCGATAGAAATTTTCTGCTTTGTATGACTCGGATACAAGCTTGAACAGATTGTTTAACCCTGTCTGATTTTGAACCAGTAGAACAAGGTGTCGCCGGCGTTTGAGTATTCCTTGGATCTTCTTGCTATCGCCCTCGTCTTCAACGGTGGCGCCCGACTGTTCATCCTTTTTAATCGAGCGCGCCTTCTTCTTGTCTTCCATCGCCTGATTATACGCGTCGTGCCACTCGGCGATGGACGGCGTAAAGTAGGCCTCGCAACCAAAGATCGGTTTAAACTCTCTCCCCTCCTCTTGCATCTTCTTAGCGTGTAGCACCTGATATGCCAACCCATTCATATTACCATGATCGGTGAGGGCTAGTGCTTCGCCACCGTTCTCATATGCAAAGTCCATGTGTGCCTGGGGATACCCAATGGCATCAAAAATTGAACCTGCCACACTATGTGCGTGCAGTCCAACAAATTTAATCTTAGATTGTTTTCTCATTACTTGCCTCCATAAAGAATTTTCTAACATGTATATTATAGCATGTTACGCCAAACACTGCAACATAAAAGTTCTATGTTGTAGAAGGAAATTCGTTATGCTTGCGAGATTTGATCAAATCGGTCCCGGGGTGTAGGATTAAGTGATTAGAGGAAAAATATTCAATATATTGTTCCCACCGGTGTGCGTCGAAAAACCACTCAGTCTCTTCTGTGTGGGACTCGGATAGATTCATCGGCTGGAATATCTCGTTCAGCGGGAAGCTTTTGGCCGTCCATCGTAGATGCGGGGGTAACTTCTCCGAAGGGTAAGTTTCGCCGGGTAAAGGGGGTAAATATTCCTTTGTTGTTTTTTGGTTGATTTGTCGTCTGCATTTTTTAAAGTCTTCTCCGAACATTGTGAAAGATAGTGGAATACCATCTTTTATGCTTTTGTTATTAAATATGAAGAAAAAGTTTTTTTCTTTATCTCTTATTAATTTCCGATTCTCTCTAATTTTAGAAAGATCAAAAAGAGCCAAAGGAAACGAAATATAGTATTTATCAGGGGTAAGCCATCCAGAAATACTATTGGCAGTTTTCCAGGCCATCAGTTCTCCGTAGAGGACTGACCAACCATAGGAGTCTCTTCTATTGCGATCTTTAGGGTGGATCGGTACATAATAAATAGGTACCTCTTTTCTTACGTTACTATGAAACTTCGTTAAATTTCTATTGTGATATACGGGATCATATACCCAGTCTCCCACCACCTTCCTTACGAGTGGTGCCAAATCATCATTGGCCACTATCCATATTGTGCTACAGCCGGCCATGGCACACTCATACACTGACTTCTGAATCGCACTAAACCCGTTATCAACGGGAAGCAATATCGCAGGAAATGGTGTTTTGTGATCAGTTTTAATATTTGCAACGGGAATTATGCCGGCCATATGAAGGCGCGCTCGAATGCTCATGAAATATACCGATGAGAGTGCAGAGAAATCTCCTGTAGCATTTCTGCGGTGTTGCATTCGATCCTTTTAACATTAAACTGAGAGGTCCAAGTCGGTGATCGTAGTAATCTTTTTTCTCTGCCGATTGAAGACGCTTTGAACTTATAATATCTTGGGGTGCCGCGGTTCGTATACCCATTTAGCTGGCCCTTCATGCCATTTTCATACATAATCGAGAGTGCCTTAAAACGGGACATTGTCTCAGAACATGAAAAATCGTCTATTTGCTTCTTTGTCAGCCTTGATAGCACACAAGCATCTTTAACGCCAGTATTCCCGCAAATTCGGTCACTTGAATAGAACCATATCTCGCTAACAAAATCTTCACTTGTTGTAATATAGTCAATCTCATGCTTACCTCCTTTGTGGAATCCAATATAATCATAACATAAGTATGTTGGATTTTCAATATTTTGTTTTTTAATAAGGCCGCTTATATTGGGCTCATCAAAGTAAAAGCACGTATTAAACTTTACTTCTGCAATTTTTGAATACTCGTTGGTACAAATAATTTTTTCTCCATCATAGCGCATACCACTGCACAAATCTGACAGCGGGGCCCTTCCGGAAAGAGAGAGCAGAAAAAGAATTCTTTCCCAAACAATTTCTTTGCGGATACCAACGTTTTTAGTCTCGCCAAAAGTTGTTAATTTTCTATCCTCTGGCGGAATCTTCAAGAAGGACAAATCAATTTCAGCTTCTAAATAATCAAACCTAAACGGCCTTCGAGCTTCAGTAAAAAAAACTGGGTAGTCGTTCTTATATGCATATAGAAGTGCTTCTAAAGTGCTCCCCACCACTATATTATCGTACTCTAAATTCAATCCTTCCTTCTGAAGCCTGCCACCAAAGCAGCCATAAAAATAACGTATAAACTACCACGATTAGTCGCTGTGGACATGCAACCCGAGGAAGACTTTGGCCCGGGGTCGGTGGGTGTATCTGCAAATTCAAACGGCACAGAGGTATCTGTGTCTTCTCCGTGATTGAGGCCAGAGTCCTGATGCTCGGGGATATCCCCTGTATCATCTTCTGTGACGACAGCTTCTTCCTCTTCTTCGTCTGCGGGAATAAAGAACGGCTGTGAAATAATTAAGTCCGTGAGTGTTACACCGAGTTCATGGTGAAAGGGATCGTACCAACCAGTATCAAAGTTTCCCATAAAGTTTAACTCATCTATCATGAATGGCATGCCTTCTTCAACCTGAACACTCAAGAAGTATTCGTGGTAAGCTGACTGTGTTTCTCTTGCGCCGAGATTCAGGTACATGTCCCACGCCATCAAATCTGCTCTTCCATCCACAAACACATCCCACTCATAGAGGGTGACTTCGTATTGAGTTTGAACCGAATATTCTGATGAGTGGTAGCCCTTGATCTGAACATTCCCCTCCGCTTCTACTTCTCCATCTTCGTTAATTGGATACTCACCATGAGCCATGACGGCGCCTTCTGAATCAGATCCTATTCCGTATGCGTTCTGAAACGTTACCTGCCCATAGGCATCGATACCATAGGACTCAAACGGAACTGACCAATCCCAACGGAAGGCTCCCTGTTCGCGTGCCACGTCAGTCATGGCCTCCACACTTAGAACCGGATGTTCACCCCAATCACTCCATTCATCAGCCCAGAGTTTGCATTGTGCACCTCTTGCCCAGGCCCAAGGTGCGTAGTGACAATCATGTCCTGGGGTAACTCGCGTTTTAATGACGGCAACATAAAAATCTGTACCCCGATCAATCGACGATTGGAACCAGAAAAATTCCACAATGGCATCAATGGTGTTATCGTAAACATCCGAGTTCCCAACGTAAAGCGTATTCCCCTCAAAAAAGGCGTACGGAAATCGGTCCTCACTGCCAGCGATGTCGGTAGCGGTTTCAAACGATACGTCCCAGTCCCCTTCTAAAATAGATGCGCCCGAATAAGACGTCTCGCTGTCGCTAAAATCGTCAGCGTTTGCGGTGCCCATAAGGCACAGCGATAACAATAAGTTTGTAAACATGTTTCTCCTAGTTTATGTTTAAGGTATTATAACTTAGTGGGCCAAGAATGTCAACTATTTCCTTAGTCCTTTGGAATCGTGACCACCAAGAAACCAGTTTGAGTGCATTATATGAAATTTCTGATTATAATGACTCCAACCTAAAGCATGGCCGATCTCATGTTCAAGTACGCGATCTTTTTTGTGAGACCGAGGAAATATGTGTATCTGGGCCATTATTATATCATTCGTCTTTATATGAGTATACAAGCTCGTTGACGCTATCCGGCTATTATCAAAAGTGCCATCGGGCAGCGAAAAAACTATTTCGCCGGCACGGGGAGCAGCACATACTATTGCATGATCCACCTGTATCTTTTTAAACTCATATCCTAAAATTTCCCAATATAGCAGCGCTTTTGCGAGCCGATACATTGAGATGCCGGTCTCGGCGCAGACTCTCACGGAAGGGGCGTCTGGCCACACTGCCTTTTGCAGAGGGGGACCAAGAACAAATACCTCCATGTGATCTTGTATCAGGAATCTGTTGTCCAGCGGGAGCATCGCGCATGCCAGACACATGAACCATATATAAACTTCCTGGAACATGTATTAAGTAGTTTTACTTATTCGTTTTCTTTAATTTCGTCCAGCAGTGTTTTGATGTCTAGTCCCGCACAATCTATTTTTCTCTTACTAACGTGGTAGTGGCTAACAAATCCTGAAAATTTACCATACGTCACCTCTTGTTCATATTTTGTTGATGTTTTGCCGAATTGGTTTAACGGAGTTTCATAAGGGATATCTAGACCCGTATGGATAGCGCGCCACAGAGTTTTAAGCGCCTCAATCTGTTTGGGGTAAAAACCCAGGAATGGCTTCAGTTGGGATCCGTGTACCCATGCATCGGTTATGACCGGGCGTTCACCAAAGCCGTTTTCGATGTACCATTTTTGATACTTAGTATAATATGCGTTCGATATCTCAACACCAACAGAGGGTCGGTTTGAGCGCGCTGAGCCGGCATGCCACGCAGCATGCTGCATATCCATCGTCTGGTATATTGTTCCGTCATTATCAATCAAGAAGTGAACCGAAATCCCTCTTCGGTCGAGGACACCCTGGCAAGATCTCGCAGATAAACAAACATCCCAATGGTTCACAAAATAACGAATTTTTCTTGCTGGGCGCGCTGAATAGTCATAATAGTGGCCGCGCTTGGCCTGCAGGCCGCCGTCATCAGACCACAGCACAACGTTCTCCCATTCAATGGGCAGAAATTCACCATTATATACGATATGTTTAGAGTAGTTTGGGGGTCTATCTTCACAGTAATCTCCAACGATTTCCCTCTCTTGCCTCTCGGTCCACAATCTACGAAATGTCATGGGTCCGCAGAGGCCGTCGGACGAAAGGCCACGGGCGCGCTGCCACTTTTTAATTGATCTGGTTAATTTATCATCAAAATACTTCTCGCCGAACCAACTTGGTTCCCAGCCTAATTTCTTAGCAGAGGCCTCGTTATAAAAGTTTTTATCCATAAAATAGGGGGTCCTAAAATGTTACGCTATTCCAACAACGTAGTTGTCTAGAATGACGCTGTAATTAGTTCCTCCAACGTTTATTCGCTCCAACATCGACTGATCAACAATTAGTTTATTTCCAACAACGATCTCAAATCTCACATCGCTTGAAAAATCCAATACTTCTACTACTGCATATTTTTCCTCTACGGGCTTATAGTCTTCCGGAAGCACGATTAGGGACTCCTCTGACGGGTTCTCATTTAGTTTCTTTACTAATATATGCCGATTGACCGGTTTAAACATCTCCAATCTCCTTTTGAATTAGTTTTTGCTGGATAAAGTACTCTTCCTTAGTCAGAAAAATATCTTCTCGCCGGCCACAATTTTTACAAAACAGTGTCATGTGCACATTTTCTCCAGCGGTGCTACGAATATTGCCGGCCGGTCTGAAGTAACAACTGCTGTTGTTTGCCTTGCATTGCCGTTTTGTGGATTTTGCTTCCATTAAATGATTAAAATTCATATTACCTCCTAAATGGTGCATGTATCATTTGTACAAAATTTTGTACCAGTTCCGCCGGGATCCTCAGAGAGTTTGTTTAGTGGCTTTACTTTGGCTATCATCTTCTCATATTCTTTCTTGGTAATTGCTTCATATGGTGCTTGTTTATATCCTGTTTCTGTGAGTTTCAAAAAAGATACAGCTTTGAGGCGCGACTCATACATTTCTAAAGCATCCTTAATCTGATAGGATTCTTCATCTTTGAAGGTGATCGTGACTGATACTGAGTTATCCGCCCAATAGTACTGATATTGAGCCGCGATTTCCAGCTGTTCCCACATGCTAACGCTTTTTTTGCCCTTTGTGAAGTAAGGTTCTTTAACTGCAAATTCAACAACCATGGTGTTTGGCGTATATTCATCTGCCTCAATCTTATAACCGGCTTCTTCCAGGGGTCCTAATAGTCCAGAGTCAGATCCAAATCTGATTCTTCTAATATAATATTCATCCTCTGGGAAATGAATTCCCGGCGTCGAGCCGTTCAGGAGCGATACTGTGCCAGATGGTTTAATTGACGTCATACGAACCGATTTGGGAATGCAGAGCCAGTTAGAATATTCTTTATCTAGCTGTGTTACATATTCATATGCTTGATCGCACCAGTTGTACATCTGTCGACGACCATGTTTATTAAATGCCTGCACCACACCCGATTGGGACAACCCAATCCGGCGGTTCTTGAGCATCTTTGCATTGGTCTCAGGCCAGTGTGTGTTTGAGAGGGTAATCGTTTTCCCATATAGGTAAGCAATTTTGAGCGTTTTCAAATAATCTTCAAGATCTTCATGCTTCGCAGGGAAAGTTTCAACAAGACAGCACAATTCGGCGTCTTCGAGTTGTTGTTCGACGCACGGGTTAAAGCCGGCGACATTTATATCATCAAAGCGCTCGCCATCTCTAAAGCGGCCGCGGGTTCGCGCATTGTTTAGCCAGATATATCCGGGTTCGCCGTTCTTTTGTGATTGGTTGGCGTGCCATGTATAATCCATCCCAACAACAGCATTAAAAGAATTGTTGGACCCCCAGCGGTGATGATAAAGTTTTTCTTGATCATTCTTCATTTCAAGATATTGGATATCGTCATGAGAACCCATCGCAAGGGCCGCTGAGCGTCGGACATTTCCGGACACCACACAACGGCCGATTAAATTCTCCGTGTCTACAATATCAACCGATGTAATGGACTCGCCTATCTTGGCTGTGTAAAGTTCTGTCAGGCTTTCGTGCAATTCGATCAGGGGGTCCGGACCGCTTGAGGTACCTCCAAATCCTTTAATTTCTGCGCCATAAGGTCTAATCGCAGAATAATCAAATTTGGGTACCTTCGAACCGTGGAAAAATCCGTCCAATAATGTATGAACCGAGTCTACCCAGCCTTCGCGAGAATCATCAATCACAAGCGTGTCGTTTGTGTATTCTGGCTCTCGGATAGACAAAGTGTCTGAGCCTTCAGTGTCGAAGCCCACACCAATACCCACCATTAGAGCGTCCATCATCCAAGCGAATAAATAACCACCCTTTGTAGATAAATCGCGAGTAGAGCGAAAAGCACAATTAAACAGCCCTGCCGCAGTACGTTCTTCAATAAATTTTGTGCCCATCATCCACAGGCCGCGGCCAGGTGGCGTCCATTTTAGATTAAACAATCGATCATATGCGTCTTTGGCTGTTTTCTGAGCCTTGCTATCGTTCCATTCAAGACCCAGGGCAAATACATGCTGTTTTTGCATGTTAAACATGCTCTCTACCACTCGCCGGCATGTCTGCCACCACTCTTCGGAACCCGAAGCAGCCGGATCAAACTCGCTCAATCTTCGAGCATATGTTCTTTTAAAGGTGATATATCCTAGGGGGCCCCAAGGTACTTCCGAGTCCACATATGGCTCGATGAAGGAATCCGAAAGGCGGAATCTGCGTATATTTTCTACTGTTCTCATTTAGTTTGTTTCCTTATTATTGTTCTAAATTTTTGATATGTATTCTGTAACAGATCTCTCTGTTCTCTTGATGTGAGGGCTACGGGGC